TACTTAAAGCTCAAAGTAATACTGCTTCGTCTTTAGATATTATTACATCATTTATTGATACAATTAGTTCGTAGGAGGAATTATGACGGCAATAGTAAATGGAATCCAATACATCGGAGGCGGAACAGCTCCTGATGAATTTATAAAAAATCAAGCAGGTACAATTGATGGTACGCAAACAATCGAAAATGGTGTTCTTGCGGGACCTATTACAGTACCTGGAACAATAACAGTAACAGGGACTTTGGTAATAGTATAATGAGTAAAATAGAAGTAGATCAGGTAGATCCGCAATCAGGTACAACCTTAACTTTAGGTACGTCTGGAGATACAGTTAGTATTCCTTCAGGAGTAACTTTAGCTAATGCAGGAACAGTTACAGGTATTCCAACTTCTGCTCTTACAGGAACAATTGCTTTAAATCAAATGGCTACTGGTACAGACGGAAATATTATTTCGTATGATGCTTCAGGAAATCCAGTTGCAGTAGCAACAGGAAGTGCAGGACAAGTTTTAACTTCTGCTGGAGCAGGAGCTCCTCCGACTTTTGCTGCTGCTGGTGGAATTACAGAAGCTGATCAATGGCGAATAACCTCTAATTATTCTCCAGGTGGATCAGCAGCAATTATAAGTTCTAATTGGGAAAGAGCTGATACTGCTGGATTTGGACATATAGGAACAGGAATGTCGCAAAGTTCAGGTATATTTACTTTTCCATCAACAGGATTTTATTTAATAAGCACTAATTTTTGGTTTTCAGAATTAGATACTGCTTATATTGTTGGTTATATTTATACTACTACAGATAACTCATCTTATGTTGAAGCTGGATCATTTGTAGGATCAAGCACTCAAACAAGTAGAAATGAATCAGGAGGACAGGATTTTATATTTGATGTTACAAGTACTTCTACTCATAAAGTTGCGTTTTATGCTTTAAGAGAAGGTTCTGATGCTCAAATAAAAGGTAGCACAAGTCATAATCAAAGTGCAGTAACCTTTATTAGATTAGGAGATACGTAAAATGGATAGAGATTATTTACAATTAGCATTACAAACTTTTAATGGTAGTAATTGGTATGGTTGGAAAAAAGTTGATAGTAATGGAAATAAAATTCCTAACAATCAACGAATGACTTACGCAAATATTGAAGTTATTAAAGAAGGTGCAACTATACCAAGTGAAGCTGATGTTAATGCAAAGATACAAGAATTAAAAGATGCTGAACAAACAAGAATAAACAAAAAAGCATCTGGCAAACAAAAATTAAAAGATTTAGGATTAGACGACGCAGAAATTAAAGCGTTAACAGGAGTATAATGAGTGAAGTAAAAGTAAATAAAATCAGCCCACGATCCGGAACAGGTGTTACACTAGGCGATAGTGGTGATACGTTTACAGTTCCTAGTGGTGGAGCAATAACAATTGCATCAGGCGCAACCATTACTAATAGTGGTACAGCAGTAAACTTTGGTGCAACAGGTTCAGCTTCTTGGACATCAACAATTAAAACAGCAACCTTTACAGCAGTAGCTGGTGAAGGATATTTTTGTAATACAACAAGTGGTGGTTTTACAGTCAATTTACCAGCAGGAACAGCAGGAGCTGTTGTTGCAGTAAAAGATTATGCAAATACTTTTGAAAGTAATAATTTAGTAATACAACCAAATGGTTCAGATAAGATAGGTGGAAGCACAGATGAGGCTACTTTATCTGTAGCAGGAATTGCAATCACATTAGTTTTTACAGATGCAACAAGAGGTTGGTTAGTAACAGATTCAGGTTTACAAGAAGACGCACCACAAACCTATGCAGCAGATTTTTTAGTTATTGCCGGCGGAGCTGGTGGTGGAATCGATAGAGGCGGTGGTGGAGGTGCTGGTGGTTATAGAAATTCTTTTGGTTCAGAAACATCCGGTGGTGGAGCATCTTCAGAAACATCTTTACAATTTACATCAGGAGTAGTTTATACAATAACAGTTGGAGCTGGTGGTACAGGTAGTGTAGAATCTAGTTCACAAGGGACTGATGGAGGACTTTCTTCTATTGCAGGATCAGGAATTACAACTATTCAATCTACTGGAGGTGGTCTTGGTGGTTCTGGTGGAGGTGGAGGTGGATTTAATCAAAATGGTCAAGCAGGAGGTTCTGGTGGAGGAGAAGGAGATGGTGGATCTGGTGGTGCAGGAACACTTAATCAAGGTTTTGCTGGTGCAAATTCTGATGGTGGTGGCGGTGGTGGTGCTTCTGAAGTTGGTGATAGTGATGGAGCTGGATTTGGTGGAGATGGTTTAGAATCATCTATTACAGGAAGTGCAGTTTTTAGAGGTGGTGGTGGCGGAGGAAATGCAACTCCTTCAAGACCTGATGGTGGTCAAGGTGGGGGTGGTACAGGTGCAAGTACTAATCCTAGAGCAGAAGGAACAGCTGGAACAGCTAACACTGGTGGTGGAGGTGGAGGTGGTCCTGGAAATACTCCTAATAGACACGGAAAAGATGGCGGTAGTGGTGTAGTTATTTTAAGTGTACCAGATGCAAAATATTCAGGAACTACAACTGGATCTCCAACAGTAGCTACTGGAGTTTCAGGTAAAACAGTTATGACATTTAATGGATCAGGGAGTTATACAGGATAATGGCACATTTCGCAAAACTAGGAACAGGAAATATAGTTGAACAAATAGTTGTTGTTTCAAATGATGTTGCAATATCTGAACAAACAGGAATAGATTTTTTAAACAATTTATATAATTCAAGAGATGTTTGGAAACAAACTTCTTACAATACAAAAGGAGGTGTACATTTAAATGGTGGAACACCTTTTAGAAAAAATTATGCTGGATTAGGTTATACTTATGATCAGACAAGAGATGCTTTTATTCCACCAAAAAAATATGAAAGTTGGACTTTAAATGAAACAACTTGCTTATGGGATCCTCCAGTAGCAAAACCAGAATTGACAGAAGAACAAATAAATAATAATAATTATTATTCTTGGAACGAAGAAACACAACAATGGGATTTAAATGAGTAGTATTATAAAAGTAAATACAGTTCAAGATACAGACGGTAATAATATTATTAATGAAAATGCTAATACTATTACTATCGGAGCTTCAGGTGATACTATATCTATTCCTGCTGGTGCAACTTTAGCTAACAATGGAACAGCTACAGGTTTTGCTAGCATTGCTTGGCAATCTTCAATTGTAACCGCAGCTACACATACAGCATCGGCTGGCCAAGGCTTATGGCTTGATACTAGTTCTAATGCTATTACAGTTACATTACCAGCTTCTCCTTCAGTTGGAGATCAAATAATTTTAACAGATTACGCTAGAAATTGGGGAACCAATGCAGTAACATTAAATTTAAATAGTTTAAAGTTTCAAGGTGGAAGTGTAAATCCTGTTTATGATACTAATGGCGAGTCAGTAGACATAGTTTATTCAGGAACGACTAAAGGTTGGATTCCTAATAGTGATGGTGCTGTTGCTTTAGAAGGTATTACAACTTATGATATAGAATATTTATTAGTTGCTGGAGGAGGATCAGGTGGTTCAAGAAATTCTGGTGGTGGAGGTGCAGGAGGTTATACAACTAATTTTACAGGAACAAAAATTACAATACAAGCTGGTTCTGTTTATACAGTAACAGTAGGTGGTGGAGGTGCATCACCAGCAACTGAATCTATTGGAAATGATGGTGATGACAGTGTTTTATCTGGTGCTGGAATAGCAACAGTTACTGCTATAGGTGGTGGAGGTGGTGGTAATGGTAGTAATGCTGGTAGAGATGGAGGATCAGGAGGAGGATCAGGTTCTTTTCAAAATACAACTTTTGGTGCTGGTACAGCTGGACAAGGTAATAATGGTGGAACTGGAATGGGAAGTGGACATCCTTATGGTGCTGGTGGTGGTGGAGGAGCTGGTGCTGTTGGTGGAAATGCATCTGGTGGTCCCGGAGCTGGTGGAGCAGGTCTTGCAAGTACAATAACAGGTTCATCAGTTACAAGAGCTGGTGGTGGTGGTGGAAACTCATATACTAGTGGTGGTGCAGGAGGTTCTGGTGGTGGTGGAGCTGGTGTATCAAGTGGAGATGGAAATGCTGGAACTGCAAATACTGGTGGTGGAGGAGGTGGTTGCAACCAATCTACTACAAGAGGTGGTGCTGGAGGAAGTGGTGTAATTATTTTAAGAGTTCCAACAGCAAGTTATAGTAGTACAACAACTGGATCACCAACTGTAAGCACTAGCGGTTCAGATACAATAATGGTATTTAATGGATCAGGGAGTTATACAGGATAATGGCACATTTTGCAAAATTAGGAAAAGGAAATAAAGTTGAACAAGTAATTGTAGTATCTAATGATGTTGCTACAACAGAACAAGCTGGTGTAGATTTTATAAACAATCTTTATGGAACAAATGATATTTGGAAACAAACATCTTATAATACTGAAAAAGGAGAACATAAATTAGAAGGTACTCCTTTTAGAAAAAATTATGCTGGTTTAGGTTATAGATATGATGAAGCTAAAGATGCTTTTATACCGCCTCAAACTTTTCCATCTTGGATTTTAAATGAAGAAACTTGTCAATGGGAAGCACCAGTTGCTTATCCAGATGATGGTAATGGGTATAAATGGGATGAAACAACAACAAATTGGGTATTGCTATAATAAATAATTATTGATATTATTTAAAAATAAATGAGTGGTGTGAAAAGGTATTATTATTTTACTGGACTTCCTAGATGTGGAAATACTTTATTATCTGCAATATTAAATCAAAATTCTGATATATTTGCAACAGGACATTCTTTTTTGCCTGACTTATTTTTTTCTATAAAAAATTCAGAACAAAATTCTTTTCGTTTTAAAAATTATCCTTGTAAAAATAATCTTAAAAATATTTATAAAAATATAATTCCAAATTATTACAAAGACAATAATAGCAAATATATTATTGAAAGAGGTGATTGGATAACTCCTTATAATTTTAATATTATAAAAGAAAATGTACCTAATAAATTAAAAATAGTTATTTTAGTAAGGGATGTTTTAGAGATTATTAAATCTTTTCTTAAATTATGTAAAAATAATCCTAACTTTTTTATTAATAAAATTTATGAATCTTTAGATCATACAACTCTTTTTACTGATGAGATTGAAACAAAATGTGATTTAATTATGGATAAGGATCAATATGTAAACACAATGTTATTTTCAATATATCAATTAAAAAAAAATAAACAGATCAAAGATTTTTTAATTATAGATTATAATGATTTAGTAAAAAATTATAAAACTACTATAGATAAAATTTATGATTATTATGAAATACCAACATTTAATCATAACTTTAAAAATTTTAAAAATGAACTAATTTATAATGATTTTGTTTTGGGTGCAGATATGCACAAAATAAGAACAGATGAAATTAAAAAATTAAATAATGATATTATTTTACCTAAAAATGTTATTAACAAATATGGACATTTAAACAGTATTTTATTTAATTAAATGAAAGAACCTGTAATACATTCTGTTTTTCCCACACCTATCTATACTACAAAAATGGATAGAGGATTTACAAAACAAGAATTACAATTTGTAAAAGAACAAAAAAAACATTGTAGTAAAAATGACGGTAATATTAGTTCAAACGATAATTATATATTAAATAGAAAAAAATTTAAAAATATAAAAAAGTTTTTAGATAAATGTTGCAAAGAATATTTAGATACTGTTATTTGTCCTAAAAATAATATAGAGCTTTACATAACTCAATCGTGGTTAAATTATACTGAAGCCGATCAATATCATCACAAACACGAACACCCTAATTCAGTAGTATCTGGTGTATTATATTTTGATTCAGATATAGAAAAAGATAAAATACTTTTTTCACACCCTATATCTTATCAACAAATAGTTCCTGAAACAAATAAAGAAAAATTTAACTTATGGAATTCTCGAACTTGGTTTTTTCCTGTAGAAACAGGTAATTTATTTATGTTTCCATCATCAACCACTCATCAAGTAGAAACTAAACAAGGCAATAATACTAGAATAAGTCTAGCTTTTAATACTTTCTACAAAGGATCTGTAGGATCGAATACTCAATTAACGGAGTTGATACTGTAGAATTATAGTGTATAATCTTTAGATGGAGACAGGGCACCACCACATACCCCCTGTCTCCTTTTAAGGAATTTTATGAGTTTAGGATTTGACGCAATATCAGCATTACCATTCGCTACATCAGGACCCGATTCAGATGTACAAGTTTCCGTAACAGGCAATTCACTTACAATTACTATAGGTAGTGTAGGTGTTATTGCAGATGCAGTTACAGAAAATTTAACACCAAATCAAGTTACATTAGGCACAGGTACTTTAACTATTACAGCTGATGCTAATCATACAGTTACAGGAAATGCTGTATCTTTAGGTATAGGTGCATTTACTGTTAATATAGATACCAACGTAACGCCTTCTGGAAACTCGTTGACCTTGGCTACAGGAAATGTTACAATAACTGCTGACGCAAATGTATTACCTACTGGTTCGGGTTTAACATTAAATACAGTAGAACCAGGAGTTATTACGTGGAACGATATAATACCAGGAGCAACAATGGTTTGGACACCAATAAAACCGTACTAATATGGCATCAACATTTTCAACAGATTTATCATTAGAACTCGTAGCAACCGGTGAAAAAGCTGGTCTATGGGGATCAATTACAAACACTAATTTACAATTATTACAACAAGCAGTATCAGGTTATGTAGAAGTAACTTTAAGCACTGGTAATGTTACATTAGATTTATCTGATGGTTCGGCAACTGCAAATGGTAAAAATATTTATATTAAAGTTGTAGGTACTTTATCTGGTAATGCTAGTTTAACAATGCCTGCATCAACAACAGGTGGTAATGCCAACAGAGTATTTTTTGTAGAGGATGCAACAACTAGAGGTGGAGCTGGTGATAGTTATACAGTAACTTTACTTACAACAGGTCAAAGTGCATCTACGCAAGTACCCCTTCCAGAGGGTGCAACAGCTTTAGTTTATTCTAGAGGTAGTGTACCAGCAACATCATTAGGTATGTTACAAAAAGGATTTACTACAGTAACTGCTGCTAGTAAAACTGCGTATACAGCAGTGCCAGGTGATCAAATAGGTGTAGACACTGTAGCTAATATCGTAACAATTACTTTACCTGCAGGATCAATAGGTGATGAAATAATTATTATGGATATATCTGCATCAAATGGTTTTGCAACAAACAAATGTATTGTAGCGCCAAATGGATCAGAAAAAATTCAAGGCACAGCTGCTTCAAAAGATCTTACAACAAATAATCAATCAGTCACACTTTTCTACACTGGTTCTAATAAAGGCTGGCAATTTAAAACTAACACAGCATAGGAGTAATTAATGCTTACTCAAATTAAGTTTGCTCCAGGAATTGACAAACAAGACACAAGTGTTGGCGCAGAAGGTAGATGGGTTGACTCTGATAATGTTAGATTTAGATATGGCTTACCAGAAAAAGTAGGTGGTTGGCAATCATTACTTAACGATTCTATTGTAGGTGTAGCTAGAAAACAACACGCTTTTGTAGACACTGAAGGCAATAGATATGTTGCAATTGGTACAGATAAATTTTTACTTTTATATTTTGAAGGACAGCTTTTTGATATTACACCTTTTAGATGTAGTAATGCTGGAGTTGTAGATACTTTAACTAGTTCAACTTTAGCTACAAACAGTACATCTGTTAAAACTTGTACAATTACAACAACAACGGATCACGATTTAGCTGTTGGAGATATTATAGAATTATCATCTGTTACCTTACCAAGTGGTACAGGATTAAATGCGAGTGACTTTGAAGATAAATTATTTCAAGTATTATCAGTTCCAACTCCCACAACTTTTACAATAGATTCTTTAAATCAAGCAAGTGCCGCTGTATCAACAGGTGGTACTATGACTGTTAAAGTTTATGAAACAGTGGGCCCCGCAGCACAAACATATGGTTATGGTTTTGGTGTTGGAAATTATGGTGGTACCATTACAGGTGCTTTGCAAAACGATTTAGACGGAGCGTTGAGCGCGGATACAAACGGTAACAACGGATCAGCAACACAAATTAGATTAACATCTACAACAGGTTTTCCAACAGCAGGAACAATAGCTGTTGGTAATGAATTAATAACTTATACAAATATAGCTGGTAATGAATTAACAGGTATAACTAGAGGTGCATTAGGCACAGCAACATTTGGTACATCCAATGGACAAGCTCACAGCGATGGTGCTGTTGTTACTAACGCAACAGATTTTACAGGGTTTGGTAGTGCAGTAGAAGCATCTACTGTTACACTAGAACCTGGACTTTGGTCATTAAGTAATTTTGGTGAAGTATTAGTTGCAACAATTGCAAACGGTAAAACTTTTACTTGGAATGCAGGAATTACAGCTAGACTTACAACAAGAGCATCTATGTTAACATCTGGATTTGAAACAAGAATAGATGCAGCAACAGACAGTGGTAATTCTACAGCTACTAGAGTTACACTTATATCACCAACAACACGTCACTTAATTCATCTTGGAACTGAAACAACTATTGGCACACCATCTACTCAAGATGATATGTTTATAAGATTTTCTGAAGATGAAAGTATTAATAAATATACACCACAAGCAACTAATACGGCAGGTACACAAAGATTACAAGATGGTACAAAAATTATGGGTGGTTTAGTTGCAAAAGAAAATATTCTAATTTGGACTGACAATGCGCTATATACAATGAAATTTGTTGGAGCTCCATTTACATTTGGATTTGAACAGGTTGGTACAAACTGTGGATTGATTGGTAAAAATGCAGCTATTGAAATTGACGGGGTTGCATATTGGATGGGTAATAATGGTTTCTTCTCATTTGATGGTACAGTAAATACTTTACCTTGTTCTGTAGAAGATTTTGTGTATGACAATGCAGACACTACAAAAGGTCAACAAGTAAATGCAGGTATTAATAACTTATTTACAGAAGTAGTGTGGTGGTATCCAACATCGGGATCTGATTTTAATAATAGATATGTAGTTTATAACTACGGTCAAAACAATGCGCGATT